AGCGTGCAGCCGAGCTCCTCGAACTTGGCAATGGTTTCGATCAGGCTTGAGAAGGTGGAGCTTATGGTGAATTCCTTCACTCCGAGCTTCCGGCAGTCCGCGAGGATCGTCTCGATGTCGTGATCCCAGATGACCTCGGCGAAGTTCGGCAGGTCGTTTCCGGCTTCCTTGCTGTAAAGGTAGGCTTGTCCCAGCGTCCAATGGCATCCGATATCTTCCCAGCGCATTCCGGGCTTTGCGTTTTCTATGGCTTTGATTGTGTACTTCATGGTGGTTCCTCCTTGTGGTTGTTTTCCCTTTTGGTATGTACATATATCACTCTGAACGCCTGTAATAGCAAGTTAATTCTTGAAATATATGTGATAATCCTGCGGGAACATTCGAGGCCGAAATTGTGTAGTTTACGCCTCGCCGGTCATGATAAATTTCACGTATTCAAACCGGTGATCCTCAAGATATAAAACCAGTTCATAGAAGTCCCGTTCGTAAGCCAAGCGCTGCACCATGTTCACATCGAACATATTTGTAAGGCCGGTGTCCCGGATGGCGAGGATCTGCTCTTTTACCTTTTCATCCATGTCAGTCCACCACCTTTCGCACAAGGTCGATGCCGTAGATGACATTCAGGCCGGAGCCATTATCCCAGTCCACGAGAAGGCTTCCGGTATCGTCAATCCCGGTGACAGTTCCTTTGGTGCCGATTGGCGGAGCCTGCACGTCGTCCATCTGGAGAAACTCCACGCGGGTGCCTGCCGGGTAGCGGGAGCGGAGCGCTTCAAGTTGCTCTTTTGTGATCATTCGCATGCTGCCACCTCCTTTTCCGGTGCACCGTTCTTCCAGCTGGAGTTGCCGGAGAGGTTTTGAAGAAGAATTTTGCGCTCTGCCTTGTACTCGCTTCCGATGAAGCCAAGCCGCAGGAGGAAGCAGCGGAATGCGTACTTCTCGTTGTCGACTTCCTTTTCGGTGGCGCTGATGCGCTTCAAATCCCGGCTCATCTTGCCAAGGGCAGCAATGAAGTGGGTGTAGGCCTTGACCGCTTCCGGTTCCGGCATCTCAGTAAACCAATGGAAGCTGACCGTATCCTCCGTGACCTCAATGCCAAGGTTGTCAATGCCGAGCGCCTTCTTGATGAGGCTTTCCTTGGCGGTGAGGAGGTTGGTGAGGTTTCCGACCGCCACCTTATCGAGCGGGAGGCTAACCGTAAGGCCGGTGCTCTCGTCGTCATTTTCGGCGTTGGCCTCATCGGCGATGATTTCGACCTCCTCGGTATCATCTTCAGGTGTGAAGCCGTCCGCAATCAGGCTGTGAATGATCCGCTCCAGCTTGTCTGCATCCTCGCAGGTGACGCTACCTTCCTTGTCGACCGTGATGTCGCCGATCTCGTAGGCGCAGGTCGGCATGAACTTGTAGGCCGCCTTGTCGCCAGTGAGTGCTGCGATGGCTGCCACCAGAGCCTTTCTGTCTTTTCCAGTTACGTTAAAGTTTGCTTTCATGAGTGTGTTCCTCCTTCTTGAAATTGGGTTGTTTGCTGTGCCTTTCGGCATGTATATACATCACTCTGAAAGCCTTATTTATCAAGCGATTTCTGCACTTTTATGAGGTAGAAAATCGCCGAAGAATCCGGGCAGAAATTGTGTATTATACACCCGCTGTCGGAGAGGTCTCGACTTCCTTTGCCAGTGCAGAATAGAGGAGTTTTTCGCCGTTCCTTATTACATATACATTTTCTTCATCGCCGGTATCTTCCACATAACGCCGGAGGATGACAGAGGCGTATTTTGGATCAAGCTCCATCATGCAGCAGACGCGGTTCAGCTGCTCGCAGGCCATCAGTGTGGAACCGGAGCCGCCGAAGGTATCAATAACTACAGAATTCTCCTGAGAGGAGTTCTGGATGGGATAGCCCAGAAGGTCGAGCGGCTTTGAGGTCGGGTGATCCTTATTGCGCTTTGGCTTATCGTAGTTCCAGATAGTGGTCTGCTTGCGGTCGGAATACCACGGATGCTTGCCGTTTTGCAAAAAAACGTAGAGCACAGGTTCATGCTGCCATTGATAATCGGATCGACCGAGCACGAGGCTGTTCTTTACCCAGATACACACACCGGCGAGATGGAAACCTGCGTCAATGAATGCCTTTCGGAAAGTGAGCCCCTCGGTATCCGCATGGAAGCAGTAAGCGGCTCCGCCTTTTTCGAGGTGGTCAGCCATGTTCTTAAACGCTGCCAGCAGGAACTTGTAAAATTCCTCGCCCTTGAGAGAGTCGTTCTGGATCGTAAGGCCATCCGAGGCTTTGAAGGATACGCCGTAGGGCGGATCGGTCAGAACAAGGTTTGCTTTCTTGCCGTCCATGAGCTTTTCCACATCTTCCGGCGAGGTGGCATCTCCACACATGACTCTATGCTTGCCGACCGTCCAGATGTCGCTGGGCTCTACGAAGGAAGCCTTCTCAAGGGCAGCAGTGAGGTCAAAATCATCATCGGCGATGTCCTTCTCATTCCCGGTGCCGATCAGCTTATCCAGCTCACCGGCATCAAAGCCGAGGAGCGAGAGGTCAAAGGACTGATCCTGCAGGTCAGATAATTCGACCGACAGCATTTCCTCATTCCAGCCTGCGTTGAGTGCCAACTGATTGTCCGCAAGGATATATGCACGCTTCTGTGCTTCCGTCAGGTTCTCGGCAAAGACGCAGGGCACGGTTTCATATCCTTCCTCGCGGGCAGCCATAATGCGACCGTGGCCGACGAGGATGTTATAGTCTGCGTCAATGACCGCAGGGCTGACAAAGCCGAACTCCCTGAGAGAGGCACGGAGCTGTGCGATCTGCTCTTTACTATGCGTTCTGGCATTCCGGGCGTAGGGCACCAGCTTGTCGATAGGTACCTGTTCTAATTTCTGTGTGTTCATTTACATATTCCTCCTGCTTCGAAGCAGCTGCTCCATCACGCTGTCCTGCGGGCTTCCCTCAAAGGGCTCGGTGCAGTTCTGCTTCACAATGTCATAAATCTCGTACCAGAGCAGGTTGGCCTGCTTCTGAAAATTCATCAAAAGCTGTGTGAAGGGACTCGCAATGGCAGCGCCGGTCGTCGGATGTTTTCCGAGCATGCCGTATTTGCTGACCGCCTCGGAGCACTGAATGTAACGGGCAAAGGCCTCAGAGTAGCTTTCAAGCAGGCGCTTGTTTACCAGCCTCTCGCAGCCGCGTTCCTTGAGCCACAGCCATGTTTCCTTATAGATTTCATCCGCGCCGAGCGGTTTGCCGTCCTTCTGCTGAGCAGAGAGGTAATCATCCGGGCCCAGCTCCACGCCGTCACCGATGTCATCAACATCGAAGTCGGTCATGTCGTCAGTGAAGTCCGGCAGTTCCATGCGCTTTGCAGGTGCGCCTTTCATAATTTTGTCGGCGAGGGCGTCCGGCTTGGAGCCAGCTTTGACACGCCGCCCGCCGCGATATGTTCCGTCTTTCGCCATGTCTATCACTTCCATTTCTGTGGTGCAGGGTTTAATACCCTGTTTGAATTGCAATTTTTGCGTAAAAGACCCCGCGCCGTTTTCCGGGGAAAAGGGTTGTAGAGATTTTGACCGCCCTACCGGTCGCCACGCTCACGGTGAATCTTCTCGTGACACGAACGACAAAGACTCATAAGGTTGGACTCGTCATTCGATCCTCCCTCAGCAAGCGGCACGATGTGGTGGACTTCCTCGACCGCAACGTAGCGTCCTTCCTTTAAGCACTGCTCACAAAGCGGATGCTTGTGGACATAGCGGTCACGGATTCGTTTCCAAGCTCTGCCGTAGCGTTTGCCGGGAGAGTATCCACGCTGGAACTTCTCGTAGTGCTGTTCCATAACCTTGGCATGCTCCTCACAATAAACGCCGTCCGTAAGGTGCGGACATCCGGGATAACGGCACGGTCGTTGTGGTTTTCGTGGCATAGTCCGTGCCTCCTTTCAGGGCATAAAGAAAGCCCTGCAGGATAATAATCCCGCAAGGCTCGTGGGCTGCGCGTGCAGCTGTATCTTTATTCTTTTCGCTGATTATATACTATCATAATGGGCGGGTGGACATCTTAGGACAAAGCAGGACATTTCGGGCGCATTTCAAATTACAATCGGATCATCAGGAAGCGTTACATGAAGTAGTGCTTTGCCATGCCAGCGTCGTATCGTTCTGGCATCTGCACAAAGCTCCATCCCGATCTGTTCCCATGTATAGTTGTGGATATACCGGTATTTCAGAACCATGCGCTCGTCCGTATCCGGAACTGCCTCAATGACATCCCGTATCTGTTTCTTAAGGTCTGATAGCATTTCCAGCTCACCGGCGATTTTCTTTTCCAGTGTCCACAGCTTCTCAAGCGTCCGGACAAAGGGAGCTTCCGTATTTCTGGAAGTCTGCACGCGATCTTTGTCATATTGGATAGCCGACACGCTGCCTGCCATTTCACGCAGGTTTTGTGCTTCCATCGTATCGGATTTAATTCTCTGATCAAGACGGTAGGCCTGATGCAGATATTCTTTTATGGTCATAGGACTTTTGCCTCCTCTCGTAGTTTTTGTATAAGGAACTCGCCGTCCACACTCGTTAAGGCCTTGTACCAGCCGGAGCGGAAGAAGCGTTCACACTCCATTGCATCCGACATGGCTGCTTGATTACTGGGCTTCTTTTTCAGGCGCTTTAGGGCGTCCCGGTAATCCTTCACGGCCTGCAGTACGATGGCGTTGGCGAGATTTTCATAAGGATCAGTCATCACACCACCTCAAGGTCGGCCTTGACCGCGTCAATCAGCGCGGATTGCGTCATTTCCTTTTGGGATAGCGCCTTTACAATTCTCTCGTCGATGGTGCCCTTGGTGATGATGTGCTGGATCACCACAGTCCGGGATTCTTGCCCTTGCCTCCAGAGACGTGCGTTTGTCTGCTGGTAGAGCTCCAGCGACCATGTAAGACCGAACCACACAAGGGTGGAGCCTCCGGCCTGAAGGTTTAAACCGTGACCGGCAGAGGCCGGGTGGATGACTGCTACAGGAATCTTTCCCGCATTCCAGTCAGCAATATCGCGGCTGGCCTTAATCTCCCGGACATTGAAGCGGTTCTTGATACGGCTAAGGTCGTGCCGGAACCAGTAGGCCACAAGAAGCGGTTTTTCATTGGCGGCCTCGATAATATCCTCCAAAGCGTCGAGCTTTCGGTAGTGAAACTCGATGACCTCGCCGGTATCGGCATAGATGGCACCGTTTGCCAGCTGGGAGAGCTTGCCGGTCAGCGACGCGGCATTGGCAGCGGTCACTTCACCGTCAGGGAGCTGCAAGATGAGCTCCTGCTTCAAATCCTCATAGCGGGTGCGCTCGGAATCGGAGAGCTGAACTTCATATTCCGTTGAAACCAGCTCCGGCATCTTCAGATGGTCGGTAGCTTTCATGGAAATCGTAATATCAGAGATTCTCCGGTAAATAGCGTCCTCCGCATAAGGCAGCGGCTTGTAGGAGTAGATGATCTCGCCGTTTCGCTTGTCCGGCATGAAGTAATTAGTCCGGTACTGCGTAATAAAGCGTCCGAGACGCTCACCCATATCCAGCACTTTGAACTCTGCCCACAGATCCATGAGGCCGTTGGAAGAAGGGGTGCCTGTGAGCCCGATAATGCGATGGAGCTTCGGCCTAACCTTCATCAGGGACTTGAAGCGCTTGGATTTATGATTTTTGAAGGACGACAGCTCGTCGATAATCACCATATCGAAGTCAAAGGGAAAGCCGGACTCATCAATGAGCCACTGCAGGTTCTCACGGTTGATGATTGTGATATCCGCTCCTCGCATGAGGGCAGCTTTTCGCTCCTTCGGTGTCCCGACTGCGACTGCATAGGTCAGACAGCTAAGGTGCTCCCATTTCTGAATTTCCGCTGGCCATGTATCGCGGGCGACTCTTAAGGGAGCCACTACCAACACGCGGTGGACATCAAAACTGTCAAACAAGAGGTCATTTGCTGCCGTCAGGCTGATGATCGTCTTGCCAAGTCCCATATCGAGTAGGACTGCGGCCACGGGATGCTTTTCGATATAGCGGATGGCATAGTCCTGATAATCATGTGGATTGAAGTTCATCGATCATCCCTCCAATCTGCTCCGGATCGTCAATGACATAGACGTGGTAGCCGAGTTCCCTAAGCAGCCTGTGACGTGAGAGCTGGATCGGGCGTGGCTTTTTGCCGGGAGCCTTCAGCTCTGCGAAACCGATATGGCCGTCAGGGAGTAAGATCAGGCGGTCGGGCATTCCAGCGAAAGAGGGACACACCAGCTTAAGTGCAATGCCACCATGCTTTTTCACCGCCGCCGTCAATTTGTTTTCTATCTGTTTTTCTATCATTGCAAACCTCCGTCAGGCGTTAATATCATGGGATGTACAAGGTGTATCAATGGTATCTACCGAACTTTTTCTTAGAGCTATTTTTTTAGGCCTAAGAGAATTTTTATATAAGACCTTGATACACCTTGTCATAAGCCCGGATTACTGTAGAAAATCTTCCTCTGCGCCAGTGTCATCATGAATCTTTAAGCCCTTGAAATAGCGCTTTCGATTCAGTGTCAGCCGCTCGAATCCGGCTTTCTCCAGCGCAAAGTAAAAATCTGCTGTGCTGCGCACATACTCATTGAAGTCCAGCGAGTAGTTGCGGTACGTCTGATAGAGTGCCGAGGAGCTTTCCTTAAAGGAATCATCCACATCGCACTTCTCATCCAGAAAATGTCCAAACCAGTCATTCTGGCTACGATATTCATTGATTGCCTTCGTCACGCAGTCCGGCATCGGGATCTGGTAACCGAGCTCGATTACTTTCTTGGCACCTTCGATCACCCATGCCAGAATGCTTTCACCGGCATTCTCATATAGGTACTCGCCGTAATTTTTGATGTCGGCCTTTCCCTCGATCTTGGCATTAAACGGAATCACGATAAGCCTGCGCCAGATTCCGTCATCGGAAGCAGAGACGCGGGGCAGGTGGTTCGTATACAGCACCAGCGTGTGGCAGGGCTTGAAAGAAAACGGGTCTTTATACTTTTTCTCCGCAAACACGTCGTCTGTGGAGCAGAGCTGCTTGACAGTAGAGTCATTGAGGCGTGCGCCTTCCTGCATTTCTGCAGCAATAAGCAGACGTTTGCCCTTGACCTCAGCCATTTCCGGCTTGATGTTCCTTCGGCAGCCTACGGTCAGGGTGTCTGCGGATATATTTCCGCTGTAGAGTCCCAGCACGCGGGAGATGGCATTCCAGAAGGTGGATTTACCATTCCGTCCATCGCCGTATGCGATGATGAGCGCTTCTACAAAAACCTTCCCGATAGCAGCGAGGCCGCAGATCATCTGTACATAGTCGATAAGTTGATGATCCTTCTGAAAAATCAGATCCAGATTGTCCTGCCAGAGCTGTGCTCCTTGCTGCCGGGCGACACAGACGTAATTTTCGTAATAAAGTCATCCGCAGAGTGCTCGCGGGCTCCGGCCATACCTTTCCGAAGGTCATAGGTTGCCTCCGGTGTGCAGGGCAGGAAGCAGTCCGCGTCCAGATCCCTTGGTGAGATTTCCAGCATCGGGTGTGTCTCTTTGAGGGTAGATGTGATGTTTTTGGAATCGCGCCTGCGGACGGCAAAGCTCTGATATGCTTTGGCAGCAAGAAACTCCTGATAGGCCTCCATCTGCTCATCGCTCATCAGCTGTTCGGCCTTGGCCTTGGATGTGTTATCAAGGATTTCCTGCGCTCCGCAGTTTTTGAGCTTCTGCAGCGCCTCCATCATATTTCGATTGGCTTCCGAGAGCTGCCTGCGGGTGAGTTCATGAGCAACAGCCTGTGCACCGGGCTCCGTTTCCTGCCGGTAGTGGTCGCTGTATCGGATAAAATGGGTGGTCGGTGAGTAGCGCAGCTCATTAGCAAAATATTTCGAGAGTACCTCGGCCTGCCCGACATCGGAGAAGTCCTCCGGTTTATAGCTGTTCTCATCGTTGTAAATTTCCGGAGGGACATATCCATCCTCGCGGCTGATCTTGGAATAGAAACGCTGCGCGCTGTGCCAGATCGTACTAAGCTCACTGTTATCCAGAGGCGGGACACAGGTTGCAGCCTTTTCCAAAAAGCTCTGGTAGGCCTTCTCCGTATCACCGTATTTCTTGATGACAATACCGGCAAAGCGGGACATGGTGGCGTTGCGGCTGCCTTCCGGGATTGTGACATCCTTTTCATGACCGCCGGGCAGGCGTGCATCAAATTCGTCGTCATTCAAAAATTCCGTGAGGTTCATTCGACCGGGATAAAGCTCCACATCCGGCTCCTGTGTCCCGAAAAAGAAGCGAGCAGCATCCAGTGCGTTCGTATCGAAATACGGAAAGATGGAATTGACCAGCTTCTTCATATCGCTGTAGAGGGTAGCGTCCGTCACGCGTTCAATGGGAAAGAGCACATGGAACTTTGGCCTTGCGGGCTTGCCGTTTTTCTCACGCTGGTTGAAACGGCTGTAATGGATGGCGAGGCTTACTTCCGGAAATGCCTCCAGCATGTCTGCCGGTGTGATCCAGTCTTTCGGATCTTCTGAATGGTCGTTATCACAGTCAACGGGAAGGCAGTCGGCAGAGAGAAAATTGGCACCGTTGCGGTAGTGGTGTTTATATTCAGCGCATACATAGTCGTGGCCTACCGCAGCTTTTAAGCTGTCCGTATCCATGACCACGGTCTTATGTGGGTAGGAGCAGTTTCCGGGAGTGCTGATAAAATCAGCACTATAAAGGGTAAACATCAGTCATACACCTCCTCCGATTCTTCCTCCAGCACCTTCGTGATAAATTTCAGAGCACGGATCATGGTCTCCAGCTCACAGTCGCCGCCGAGGGTAACCTCGAATCCGTCACAGCCGTATTTGCTGAGGATAGGCTTTATCTCCATATCCGTGCTGGCCTCGTCCTGAATGCGGAAGTAGGTGCGGCCACCATGACCGGTATCGCCTCCCTTATATCCGGTTGTCCCGGCCTCGACCTGCAGGATGTTGCAGCTGATCACGTCGCGGGTGTATGTGGTGATCTCGGTGCCATCATCGAGTTTTCGGCGTCTTTCTGTTACTTCATACATAGCGTTAAACCTCCTGACATTCTTCTGTGAAATAGCGCAAACGATAGTCCTTCCACTTGGCGCGTTCAATTTCTGCTTCCATACCGGATGAGATGCGGCTGCCGAATACCCAGACCTCGGCGCACTTGCTCATGAGGGCATTCCCGAAAAACAATCCCAGTTCACGTTCTGCCGGATTGTTATCATCAAGGAACTGCGGAAACAGCAGATGCGGTGCGATAGGGATATATCCCTTGTCTACGGCAAAGCGGCTGTAGCGTCTGGCGTTGGCCACATTTCCTTCCACATCTCCGGAAAATGGAGAGCAGATGTAGACAATAGGCCGGAAGGCACGAAGGGACTGCTTTTCCTTTACAGCAATCTGGGAGAGCGCTTCACCAGCAGTCGGGTCAGGATAGCCCTCGCTGTTGCGATAATCGTTACTCACTCAAAAGTCCTCCTTTCCGGGCAGACTTAAGGCGTCCACCTCCAATTTCCACTGGAGATGAACGCCTGATTTGAGCGGACGATTTTTAATCTTTTTTGTAGAAGGGTGTGGTGTATCCGTCGGCGCGGAGCTTCAGACCTTTTGCCCACGGCGGAGTTCTGCCCATCTGTTCACAGAGCACGTCAAGGGACATGCGCGGGTCGGCTTCAATGACCAGCTCGTCGTGAATATGCATAACGATGGAACAGCAGCGCAGCGTTTTCATGGCATAGCAGAGGATGTCGCGGGAAGTCGCCTGCACGATGTTTTCCACAAATTTCGGCCCGTATGAATCGAGCCGCTCCCATTTTTTCGTGCTTCCGATGCCCTCATAGGTGATACACTCGCCGCCAAATTTATTAGTACCGACCTTCGGTTTCACATAGGCGAGGTTCCGTCCGGAGGGAAGCGTGATAAAGAGCATCCCTGAGCGGCAGGAGAAAGTAAGCCCGTATCTGCTGGTCGTGTGCTTATACTTCACGGCCTCCATGACAGCGCGGTCGACATCCCACCAGAATTTCACGATGTTGGGGTTTGTCTGCCGCCATGCATCTACCAGCGGAGGGAGCTCATCTTCGGAGAGTCCCATCTCGATAGCTCCCATAGCTTTGAGAGCACCGATCGAGCCGCCGTAGCCAAGAGCCAATTCCGCGATTTTGCCTTTTTGACGTAGATGGCCGTTGATACCGTGCTTTTCAACCGGGACGTGGAACATCTGACTGGCGCTGGTGCAGTAAATGTCGCCGCCATTCTCGAATACCTTCTTCCGCCACATCTCACAGGCATACCAAGCTATAACGCGGGCTTCGATGGCACTGAAGTCAGAAACATAAAACTGAGTGCCTTCCTTCGGAATGAAGGCTGTCCGGATTAGCTGTGAGAGAGTGTCCGGAACATCTTCATATAGGAGCTTCACGGCATCGAAGTCTCCGGATCTTACAAGAGCGCGTGCATCGGCCAGATCCGGAAGATGGTTTTGCGGGAGATTTTGTAATTGGATAAGCCTGCCTGCCCATCGCCCGGTACGGTTAGCTCCGTAAAAAGCAAACATGCCGCGAGCCCTGCCGTCGTCACAGACCGCACGCTCCATCGTCTGATATTTCTTGACGGAGGATTTGGCAAGCTGCTGCCGTAGCTCCAGAACGGTCTGAAGCTCCGGAGGAACGTTTTTGATAAGTTCTGCCGCGACTTTTTTGCCAAGAGTGTCGGTTTCGAGACCGTTATCGGAGAGCCATTGCTTCATTTGCTGAACGGAGTTCGGATTATCAAGTGCTGTGATGTCTTTCATAGCAGCAGTTAGCTCAGACCGGGAGCGTGTGTCCATTTCGATGGCTTCTTTCACCAGATCCATATCGAGCCGGACACCACGGTCGTTGATTTCCTGATCGATGTGGTACTCGTCCCAGACTTCATCCGGCACAGGAAATTTTGCAAGACGATCCTTAATGCCCATCTCGGTTTCCACATCTCGGATATTATATTTTTTGAAGGCTTCCCACTTGTCCGGCGCGTGGAAGGGATGGTTCCTTGTGCGACCGCCGTTTGCCTTTGTCGGAGCGCAGGGCACGGAGAAGTATTTGATCAGGTCTTTTCCTTCCGTGAGTTTCTGTTTCTCAAGGCCGAGGACGGCACCGACACCTTCCAGAGAAAGCGGCAGTCCCATTGTGGCCGCCCAGACCATAGAGCAGCGCCAGCTTTCCGGATTTAAGAAACGTGCGCATTCAGTCGAGAGAGGATGATTATCGTGGAAAGGATCAAGGCTTACTCCCAGATCACGGAGATACCGGGATAAGCACACCCGTTCAAAATTTGCATTGAAAGCCCATTTGATAACAGAATCATCGGTAAGGGCATCTATAATTTCCTGCGGCAGGCCTTCTCCCTGTGCAAGGTCGATGACCTTAACATCAGAGCCATCGGCGCTGTAGCCGAATAGCAATATTTCAAAATCCGATGACTCGGCATATTTATAAACGCC